GAATACGGTTTTTGAGTTTTGAAGTCATGTGTGCCTCTTTTCTAAGTTAGAATTGATATCATAACAAAACGAGTTGTTGTCGATGGCCCTCCTTAAAATACTACATCGCCAGGATCAGCAGAACCCGGCGGGATTATTTCTTCTTTTTGTGTTCCACCGTCAAATAGTGTAACACCAGCATATGGAAGAGATTCTGACATTGTATCACGAACACATTCCATATGAACAGTATGTTTGAATTGCCCCATACCCTTACCAAATACATGGTGTACTTTTGTCACCAAATATCTTCCAGTATAGTTCAGATCAAACTCTTCTTCAGCAGAAAGACTAGAACGATTCATAATCTCTAGTCCAATAATGTCTCCTGCTTGAACAGATGTATTGCCCGGCACTTCAACTCTTAATGTGAGTGCTGATGCAAGTTGAGCGAAACGAGACTTTCTTCTCTGTAACCATTTGTGTGTATTAATTGTATCGTATGGTGTTTCATCACCTTCGTTGTGCATAGGGGTGAATAATTCATTAGTTCTGTCTACTGACTGAACATAGAATACTGAATCTGGATACTCTGATAATTTTAGTCCATAGTCATCAGTTGCCTGTGACAGCACTGGTGCTTCTTCTGAACCACTTTTCGTATAACTGTCAATATGAACATCATCGTTGTATGACTTTACATAATCGTAATCATAGGTTTTGTATGATTTATTATACAAGTCTATTTCTAACATTTTCGATGCATACATTCCAGCACGCTGACTTGATAAAGTGTCTGTTGCAGACACCACCGAATATTTGTAAATGTTTTGTAGATTTGTTGCGAGATCTTGAACACCACTATCAGTCAATGTGTTTGGGTTTGTTTCTCTATATATCATTCTTGGGTTCTTACGATCCATCATACTGTCTAATGTTCTGAAGAAATAACCTTTGACAGTTTCGTAAAAAAGAAATGTTGGGGCAAAGTTGTATTCTTTAGATAGACTTTTTCTTGCAACCATATTGATGAAATCAAACGGGCGCATATTAGGAGCAACTATCTTGTAGTTATTAGTTGTCTCTTCATAAAATAACTCTTTCTTTGAGTTAAGTAGTTCTGGGTCACGAACAACCTTCTTTACAATATCAATCGCTGGTTCGCCCTTGTATGACTGTGCAACACGAATATGTCCATTCCTTACAATCTCAGAAGTTGTAAATGAAATGGTGTAACCCATTGCCCTGTCATTGATAAGTTGTGATGAATTGACTTTGTAGATGTAAAATGGTGTTTCTGAAAAGTCGATAGCGTTCTCTCTATCGTATACATCAGAACCATCTGGTGTTGCGAGAATTAGAGACAATTTTTCTTGTCCAATAATTTTGGCATTACCCAAAATATTATTGGTGTCAGTAAATGCAATATCACCAGTGATAGAGTTATTGAAAATATCTTCGTAGATATTAACTGAAGTAACCAGTTCACTCAAGTCGAGTTCTAGTCCACCAGTAGTATATAATTTACATTCATTAAGCAAATATTCGTTTGCATACTGAATGGATTGGGTTTCTTCACCACTCATTATTAAACGCCTTTAATTTTTTTGGAAAACTCTTTTTTCAATTCTGGGATATACTCTGGTTTAATCAGTCTAATCCTTCTTTTCTTTTCTTGCAGTCTATCTTCGTATTCATAGTTTGTGACTGCAACTGCACCGGCAGGAAGCGTTGTTGCACTATCGTTTGGTAGTTCAATTAAAAACTTTGTATCACCAGATTGTTGTGCATATTCATAATGATGAATACCATTTATATCATCATACTTTGATTTTACATAATCTTCAAATCTTTTAACTGACATAGGCCAATCCGTATACACATCAATAATATCGTTTGTCATAAGAACCAACCAATGAAGTCCTACATCACCATAATACCTATCAGCAACAAACTCTGGTGTTTGCCCGTCAAGAACATCATAGAAGTCAAACTCTACAGTCGCAGCTTTTGCTTTACTGGATACTCTAACTCTTCTTGTAATGTCCGTCATTGTTCTTAGAATATTATCACCTTTAACATCATATTCTACAGTAGGAAATTTACTAAAATACGCCATGATTAATATCCATCTCTGATACGTTCTTTGGTGATAATTTCCAGTTCCTTGAACTGAAGAGTAATCTCTGTAGAAGCGGGAGCAGTGTTAATAAAGAACTGTGTTCTATCTCCACCATATTTAACACTAACACTTTCCAACACACAAGTAGAAATTCTATTTAAGAATGTGTGTTCACCATTTTTGTGCATATATTTAATATCGAATGTTGATGGAGAAATTAGAGTTCTTTCACTACCAGCATAAAACTCAGGCATTGCATGAAATCTGAACATATTTACAATGTTTTTAATATTTTCTGATTCCTCTTCACTCTTTGGCACCATTTTGAAGTCAAAACTAAATGAGCGTTTATCAATACCACTGAACATAAGTTCTTGTCTGTTGTTTGTTATTTTACCTGTTGCAATGTTTGATGCTTGTTTTGCGCCGGTAATAACTTTACCAACTGCACCAGTTGCCACATTTTTTAGACCCTCTAATGCTCTATCTCCACTGAGAACATCACTATAATTACCACCTACAATTTTATCAATTGCACCACCTGTCGCTGTAATTGCTGAACTAATTTCTTCATCATTGTAACTTGCTGAGTGGGATACAGATACTTGGTTTGGCATATAAAGTTGAATGGATGCTGCAAGTCTTTTGGTTGGCGCTCTTTCGATTGATAGAGTAGATGATTCTCTAGATACATCAGAACCCCTACCTAGTCTTGCATTGAAACTGCCTTTTGGAAAACTAACTTTAGATTGTTCTTGCACGTTGATAAAGAATTGAACATAATGTCCAGTTCGCTCAGTGTGTCCAATATCTACTGGATAGTTAAGATCACCACCATAAACTCTTTTATAGTTATTGTTATTAATAGCGTTAGCTGCATTTCCCATCTAAATAGTCCTATAACCTGTGAAAGTATTTATAACGCATCATGTCATATAAAGGTCGATACATTCCATCCAAACCACAAAAATACAAAGGCGATTCATCTAAGATTATTTATCGTAGTCTTTGGGAGCGTAAGTTTATGGTGTACTGTGATAAGAGCGACAACATACTTGAATGGGGTTCAGAAGAGGTTATTATACCATACCGTTCACCACTAGACGGCAAACTGCACCGTTATTTTCCAGATTTCTATGTCAAAGTAAAACAGGCAGATGGTTCTGTTAAAAAGATGATTATTGAAGTCAAACCTAAAGCGCAGTGCGGCCCACCAAAACCACCATCTCGTAAAACTAAAAGATTCATACAAGAAGTTCGTACTTGGGGTGTAAACAAAGCAAAGTGGGAATCAGCACTAGAATGGTGTGCAGACAGAAATATGGAATTTAAAATACTTACTGAGGATCATCTAGGGTAATCGTATAAATAGAAGTATGACATACTTTGATGATTTACTAGAAAAGACAGGTGGTAAGGATCGTTCAGTTCGATGGTTTAGAGATAAAATCAGAGAACTAGGAACACCACCAGCAAGACAACTAGTCAGTGAAGGACTGATTAGAGGTCGGCCTGGTTTGGGTAGAATGAACTTCTTTTATTATGATGCAAAGAATAAAGCAACCCTACCATATTGGGATAGGTTTCCATTAGTATTACCTATAGAAGAGTACAACGATGGTTTCTTGGGATTGAATTTTCATTACTTGTCTATTCCAATGCGACTTAAACTACTCAACGTGATTTCTGAGTATGCAACAAACGATAGGATGGATGAAACTACCAGAATTCGTTTGACTTGGAATCGCATTAAAAGAAACCCAATTGTTCGTCCTACCGTGAAAAGATACTTAGCAGATCATGTTAAATCTTCTTTCCGTGTTATCTCGGCAGAAGAAATGATGGCGGCAGTTCTACTACCAGTGCAGAGATTTGTTCCAGCAAATATTGAAAACAAAGTCTATGCAGATTCACGGCGTACTGCAAGTGCGCCTAGGAGACCACAATAATGGCACATTTTAATTTAGAGAATTTTGCTGCTAGTATATCAAAAACAGGTATCGCTCGTCCTAATAGATTTGAGGCAGAAATTCTTTTCCCTGCTGCTGTAGAATCAGTATATGGGGGTTCTGGTAGAGCAGTATCTATTAGGGTAAAATCTTTAACTCTACCAGGCAAAAATATTTCTACAGTAACAAATGATACGATATATGGCCCAACACACGAACTTGCGGCAGGATTAACATATGCAGATGAAATCACTTTTACTTTTCTTTTATCAAGTGATTTAAACGAAAAGAGAAGGTTTGATACATGGCAAAACTGGATTTACAGTCAAAGAACATTTAATATGAATTTCTATGAAGAATATATCTCTACCATCAACATCTATCAGTTGAATGAAAATGATGAGAGAGTGTATGGTTGTCAAATAAGAGAAGTGTTTCCAAAATCAGTTAATCCAATAGAATATACTAATGAGACAGCAAGTGCTCAATTAGATTTACAGGTTGCATTTGCGTTCAAGGAGTGGGTAGAGTTGGATGATTTTGGTAGATCACCCAATCCTCCAGCGATTAGAGAGACTAACCCAACAATACATTACCCATCTAACCCAATTGATAGAGATTTGAGAGCAGAACAGAATGCTAAAGAACAGATAGCAGAAGCTCAAAGAATATTACAATCGGTTGGGGGTCAGCAGGAAGGTGACTAGTAAATCTATGTATGAAACACAGATAAATAATAACACATTATGAGGAGTATATAATATGGCATTACCATTGCTAAAAACGCCAAAACATGAATTGATAATTCCATCCACAGGCGAAACACTTGAATACCGTCCATTCCTAGTTGGGGAAGAGAAATCACTTCTTCTTGCACTAGAAGGCGGTGAGGATAAAGACATTAGTGAAGCAGTCATGCAGACTGTATCACAATGTACATTTGGAAAATTGGATATTAAGAAGATGCCAATGTTTGACATTGAATACATCTTTCTCAATATTCGTATGAAGGCAGCAGGTTCTATTGCAAAAGTAAAACTGTTATGCCCAGATGATAATGAAACATATGTCGATGCAGAAATCGACTTAGAGAAGGTAGAAGTATTTTTTCCAGAAGGACATGAGAGTAACGTAAAACTAAGTGATGATATTGGAATGGTATTAGACTATCCAAATATTAACATGACAGGTGACTTGATGGGTGTTGGTGCAGATACAGCATGGACAATCATTAAGAGATGTATCAGACAAATTTATGATGCAGAAAATGTTTATGAACGTGCAGATATGGACGAAAAAGAATTAGATGATTTCTTGGGGCAGTTAGATGCAAGTATGTTCAAAAAGGTTGAACAGTTTTTTAATACAGTTCCAAGACTACAACATGAAGTGACTGTGAAAAATCCCAACACTGGTGTTGAAAGTAAGATTATGCTTGAGGGGCTACAGAATTTTTTCGGTTAGCCCTTTCGCATGATAACCTAACAAATTATATGAAAGTGAATTTTGCGTTGATGCAACATCATAATTATTCACTGAGTGATTTAGAGGAAATGTTGCCGTGGGAAAGGGAAGTCTATCTCAATTTGTTACTACAACATATTGAAGAAGAAAACATGAGAATGAGACACAATAAATTAAACCAAAAATAAAGAGGTCTTAAACATGGCAGAGGCAAAAACAGTAACCGTAGATGAAGAGGTTGCGAAAAAAGATACTAACGGTGATGGACACATTTCCTTAGAAGAATTGGAGATGGATTTGGAATTCAAAAGAAAAGCGCTTGAAGATGCAGATGCTCGTAGAGATGCTATGCGTCAGATGGCATGGTTTGCGTTATTTGGTATGCTATTATATCCATTTGCAGTAGTAATTGCGAATTGGATTGGACTTGAAAGTGCCGCAAAGATACTAGGTGATATGGCCGCAACATATTTTGTTTCTGTTGCTGCAATTGTCGCTGCATTCTTTGCTGGTAATGCTTACGCAGATAAAAAGAAGTAAGGTAAGTAAATGGCAACCCTCGCAGAAGTAACCAAAAAACTTTCTGAACAAACAGCAGAAAATGTTGCAGAAACACAAAAACTGAATAAGTCGAATGTAACACTTCGTACCAATGTTGTTGATTTGAAAACGGCAGTTCAAAATTCAGCAAAAGCAACAAAGAGAGTTGAGTTTCTAGAAAGTCTGTTAGACAAAAACAATGTAGGTTTAGCAGATACATTTAAGGATACACTTGCAGGGCCATTAGGACAACTTGCAGATGCCATTCCAGGCAAAGCATTCTTACTACCATTCCTTAAACTTGCGGCACAAAAAACCCCATTAAAGGGGTTTCTAGAACGTAGAAGAGATGCCGCTCGTGATAAACTACAGACAACAAAAGCGACTACTGCAATCGAACAGTCTGGTGCTAAATTTGATAATGAAGAAGAAAAACAAGCGGCAATCGAAAGATTGAAACTTGAGATGCAGAAAAAAGAACAAGAAGTTCAGATTGCAGAAAAGAACAAACAAATATCTGATATGCTTGGACTTGAGATTGATAAGTTTGAGTCGATTGTTGGTAAGACTGAAGAAGTTGAAGAGAAAGCAGAAAAAGCAGCAAAGGGCGGTTCTGGTTCAGCAATTGCTGATACTGGTGGTGGTGCAAGTAGTGCCGCTATGGTTGAGGAACAAAGAGATTCAGAAAGAGCATCAGAACGTAGACACCGTGAACTTATTGATGCAATAAAAGGTGGTGCTGGTGGTGATGCACCGGCAGATACAGGTAAGGGTGCGAAAGGGCCTCTAAAAGGAGTTGGTGGTGTTATTAAATCTATTGGACAGGGGTTCAAATATCTAGGTAAAAATCTTGCAAGTATTGCTAAAGGTGCTCTCGCAATGGGATTGATGGGAGCATCACTTATTCCCTTTGCACTTGCAGCAATAAAATTCAATGACGTAGAATGGGATTCACTTGCTAAGGCGGGCGCTGCTCTACTTGGACTTGCCGGTGTTGCATTTATACTTGGTAAGGCATCTGGTTCTATGATTACTGGCGCATTGGCAATAGGTGTCCTTGGTGGTGCATTATGGGTTGCTGGTAAAGGTTTCCAACAGTTCGCAGAACTTGATTGGAAAACCATTGGTATGGGATTTGTTGCAATTGGTGGACTAGGTATTCTTGCTGCAGTTTTAGGAACTGCACTCCCATTCATCATTCCTGGCGCAATTGCAATTACAGCACTTGGTGTCGCATTAATACCATTTGCATATGCAGCAGGACTTGCTGCACCAGCATTAACTGAGATTGCAAATGCGTTTGGATTATTTGCAGATGTTCCCATAAAAACCTTGTTTTTGGTGCCTGTCGCACTTGCGGCAATTGGTGCTGGATTACTTGCTCTGTCTGCTGGTGGACTTGGTTCAAGTGTTATGGACTTTATTGGTGGGTTGTTCGGTGGAGACAGTCCTATTGAAAAACTTGTCAAACTGGCAGAATCAGCGCCAGGCGTAGTCGCACTTGGCGCTGCAATGAGAAGTTTTGGTAATGATGTTGATGCCATGATGGCTGGACTTGATAAAATGGATGTGGACAAAGTTGATAAGTTTTCAGAAGGGATTGAAAAGTTTGTAGACTCCATGCCTGGCGTAATTGGAACGGCAAAGATTGCTGCATTTGCGGCGGCATTTGCATCTATCGCTGCATCGGCGGGTATCGCTCCAGCAGTTGCAAGTGGTGTAGAAGCGGCAACTGGTGAAGTTATTGAAGTTCAACAGAATCCAAAAGCATATGTTGCAAAGAGACAAACTCAACAAACAGCGTTACCCACACAAGAACAAGATATTCCAGAAGATATTCAAACTGAAACTGGTGAAACAATTGTAACCCAAAAAGATTCTACTGAAGTTCCAGAGGGCAAAGTTAAAGTCAAATACAAGGGTCAGACAGTTCTTGTTGATAGAGAGGATGCAGAAAAGGTTAAAGCAATTGATGAGGAAATGATTCAG